GTGTCTAATTGATGGGACTGTCCAAATGAAATACCAGGCTGTGTTACATTTGGGAACTTAGCTGGAGAAAACCGAACATTTGAATAATACGGAAGTTCGACTTCAACAGCAGGGTTCTGTCGGGTTGACGTGGTGACATTTCCTTCCCATGTATGGGGCATTTTCAAAAACGCATCTCTATTCCTCTCATAAGGTCCAGAGTTGGTCATTTGTAATGAAGGTGTGTCAGTTTGTTCATAACCACGCCGGGATGAACGGGAAACCATAAAAAACCCATCATCAGAGGCACCGCCAACACGAAGATATTTCCATCGTAAGGCACCTCTATAACAGGTGAATGCTGGTACAACCCAGTTCAATAATGTCATCTTACAATAATTATATGGAGTACCGATGACAGGTAATGCTGATTTGTGTACAGCAGCTGGAGCATATCCACGATAGAAAGGAAAATTCGGCATTCTAACTCGTAGATAGCTAAGGGTTGGTGTATCGGGTGATATTGTGTGGTGATAATTATATCGTTTGAAACATTGCCTAAACGAAGTAATTGGATCACCATAATATACTTGGATTGTGTTATCGGCTTCATCCAGAGTCATTCCCAGTTCTGCAATAGGGGCTGTATCAACAGGAGTTGAATCCTGTTGAGGCTCCTCCGTAGATGCTGGAGAATCACTCACTTCAGCCATTTGTGGAGTAAAAATAGTCCTCTGTGTCGTTACTTCTCCCATTTGTGGTTGAAACCACGTATAGTCAGAAATAAATTCACCAGTAGGACCATACACCTCAAAATCATCACACATCGAAATAAATACATTAATTTCAATATCATTTGTTGCTAAAGAATTCGGTGTGGTTAAATCATTAACTACATAGATCGATATCATACCATTAGTAAGCGAATCATTTGGTAAAGCAGGTAAACCTGCAGGACCATATTGCAAACTGTCAGATCCAGGGTTAAAATGATTAAGCATAGCCTTCTCATGACCCCATCCGACTGTCATTGTAAAATCCCGCTCTGAAGCAAGATCAATAACATGTTGGTAATTGATATTGAATTCATCTGTTACCTGTTCGCGCGGATCATATACCACACGCAAACGACCCTTATGATAAGCTGATGCAACAATTTGGAAACGAAATTTCATTGACCCTCTCCATCTATCAAAGGGTAATGTAGCGAAACAACATGCTGGAAAATGATATTCACCGTCGTTTTCTGCCCAAAGGACAGGATTAACGCGGGCATTCCAAAGCAAAGTGTCCACAGGATCTGACATACCCCAAGAGAATTTGGTGAGATATGACTCTCGACCAGCTATTGATTTAATCGTTAGCTCATCAGTGTCACCTAAACCCATAGTTCTTGGATCAATTGTAAGTTCTTGTTTCGCATCCAAAGTTAATTTGTGACAAGTATCTGGCACATTAGTATTTGCCATGTTACCCATCAAAGTTGGCTTGTATGAATTGATAGTGGACAAATCAGGTGGACGTGAATATCCAAACATAGTCGCAACACTTGACACGGTGGATGCAGCCATTTGAGTTGCCTTTGCATACATTCCTATTCCTGGGACCTTGGAAAGTGCTCCTGCAACTTTGGCTATATATCCGGCCGGTCTCGATATTGGACCAGTTCCATATTCATCTTTGGCCTGTGGCTTATAAACTATACCCATCTGAGGAGTAAAAGTTTGAGTCAAACCAGCAGGTACAGAAGATGTAGGAATTGTCATGGATACCTCTTCTGCCCAAACAAAAACTGATACTATCACCTCATCATCTGCATTATTAGCATGGCGCAATGGATTAATGCCATGAATAATGATGTCACCCATACTTTTCCAGTCTCGATCTGGAATGTTAAGTGCATTCATATACCAGACAAATGGTAAGGTGAGAGTACCGCCCTGATTGGTGGAAGGATCTAAGTACACATGTGGACGTTGACTCGCTCCGACAATATCGTTCTGAAAAAACAAACGATCCTTTGTTAAGGTATCAAATTGTATGAGCGGTGTGTAAGAAGCTATTGCACGGCCATAATGAAAGCCATTACCGTTCAATAGTATGCGTACTTTAAGTTTACATCTCAACCGATTGAAATTAGCAAGCCGATTGATGACACGAGGATTATCGAGAAAATCAGTCCAAGGATTGAATTTCTCGAAAATATTCGTGCCGACTGCCCAAGAGTACGATCGTGTACGAATGGGCCGGGAGAGAAAGTTCTCCAATTTGGCGTCGTAAGGGTCAGCTGGTGCAAAAGTAG